CTAATGTTTACGGCTATGCTCGCGTTTACGGCGATGCTCGCGTTTCCGGCAATGCTAATGTTTACGGCTATGCTCGCGTTTACGGCGATGCTAATGTTTACGGCAATGCTCGCGTTTCCGGCAATGCTCACGTTTACGGCAATGCTAACGTTTACGGCGATGCTAATGTTTACGGTGATGCTTGGGTTTTCGGCAATGCTCGCGTTTCCGGCGATGCTCGCGTTTCCGGCGATGCTCGCGTTTCCGAACATATGAGAATACAATACGGGAAAATATGTGTTGACTTACAAAATAATAATCAAACTATTTTGTCCTTATTCGCAACATTTAATATATACCCTATTAAAAACAAATTAATTCTATATAAACGAGTAAATAAAGTTAAAAATGGAACATATGAAAGCTGTTATGACAAAGAGTTTATTTATCATTTAAACAAAATAGCAACGGTTCTAGATACAGATCTTGATCCAACAAAGTCTTGCTCTTCTGGATTACACGTTAGTACACCTAATTATTGGAAAGAAGGAAACTGTTTGATAGCGGTAGAAATTAATATAAAAGATATTATTGCTATTCAGGACGGAAAAGTAAGATGTAGACAGCTTAAAGTTATTTCAGAAATAGAGAATTATCATGGATAATATTGATTACAGTATTTTATCAGATATTGAAAAACTAAGTTTATTACAATTGTTATATTATGAAATAAAGAAAAAAAATAAACTAACGGTTAGGGATACTAAACAAAAAGAATTAATCGTAGCGGAAACACAACGAGTTTATAGTCGAATTAAACTAAGGAGTAATTAATCATGATTGATGAAGAGGATCGACAATGGATAGAAGATTTCTATCGTGACTTTGAACAAGGCATGAAATCCATAGGAAAAGAATATGTACGGCCCAAAGATTATATTAAACGAGCATTAAAAATATTATACGGCAAGAAAAAAGGACTGCGCAACTATTTTAATGAGGAATAAAGTATGAAAACTATTGATGATATGGTATATGGCCATAAACAAGCTAAAAAAGTAATACAGGCGGTTTTAAATCGATCACAGGACAGATACTATCGTAAATGTATAAAAGGTGAATCTGATTATCTACAAACGCTTAAATGTTTATTAATTGGGCCGAGCGGCACCGGTAAGACACATTTAGTACAAAGCTATAAGGAATTATATAAGTTTCCGCTTATATATTTAGATGCTACTCAATTAATGCCATCGGGCAACGACCATGGAGTAAATATTAAACAGTTAAAGAAATTAATTGATGACACATGTCAGCAACTAACTAAAACGCCACAATATCACAGCCCAGAGGGCGTTTTAAATCAATTAATCATATATGTAGACGAATTTGACAAATTAGGTAACTGCTTCGAATCGAGCGGCGCATGGAATAAACATGTACAAGCTAACTTTTTAACAATGATAGATAACAAAGATGAATTCGCAGGCATTTCATGGATATTTACAGGAGCATTTAGCGAACTATTTAAAAATAAAAATAACAGTAATTCAATAGGGTTTTTTACAGACAATAAGTCTGAGCATATTGAGAATGAAATAACAGATAAAGATATAATTAAGTCAGGAATTATACCTGAAATGTTAGGCAGAATTAATTTAATAGCACAACTAGATATATTTACTGAGGAGGACTACAAAAAAATATTAACAGAGCGGTTATTGCCAAATTATCCAGCATTAATAGATATAAATATAGATATCATGGTTACAAAAGCTATCAAAAGCGAACAGGGAATTCGCAGTTTAACACGCCAATTAGAAATGCTGGCAATTGACGCTGAATATGAGGCTAACCCAATAGTCGTAATGAAAAATTCATTCTGACGTATATTGTTTTTTACAACGATTTTGGAGATCTTCCATGACATATTATTCGACTTGGCAAGAAGCATTTATAGATTTCATAAAACAATATGGAAACAATTTTAAGGATGCGTATAATTTAACAATGGAGTTTGAAAATGAGTTAAAACAAAATATTAAGGGCACATATTTTATGTATAAGAGGAGAAAATAACTATGCATATTATCAACAAGTTATTAAATAACAAGCAATTTAAGCAGGCATTAGACGAGGCAGAAAAAGAAATATACTTAGCTGCATTAAAGCATGCTGGAAATAATCAAGTACAAACTGCTAAATTATTAGGCGTTGCACGAGGAACATTGATTAAGCGCTTGAAAAGATGGGCGGACGCTTTACTTCTTAATAGTTAATGGGGGGGGGGCCCCTTACTCCCAGTATAACACAGAAAGTTAAGTCTGTCAAGGTTATAGGGAAAAAATAGAAACATTGACAAAAACAAAAATTACGCATATACTATATATACTTACATAAAATAGGTTGGAATTAAAATGGATACAAACTGGTTTTCTCACATTGAGGAAACAAAATGGATCAAATCACTAGCTAGTGATTTTGGATTGCCATGTATCGAAAATAAGAATAATCTGACCATTGTAGGTGAAAAGCAATTGCTTATTTTTAAAAAACAGGAGGAAACACAATGTCAACTAATAGAAATTTATTGACATCACCAGTGGGTTCAATTCAGTTTATGGCTGCTGAGAATCCCGTAAAGCAAACCAAGTCTGACGATAAGTTAGTTTATACAATTAAACTGGCTTTAGATAACAAAAAAGATAAAGATTTCTTGGCTCAGGTGTTAGAAATTAACGATGCTAAAGTGGTTACGGCTCAATCATATAGAGGTAAAGTTCAAGCTATCAAAGATTTGTTGGAGACTGGGAAATCTCTTGTTAGTGCCAATTCTAAGTTTAAACCACATATTTACGACAGTAAAGGAAATGAATTAGAAGAAGCACCAATGTTCTTTGCGGACAGCACAGGAACAGCACAAATGATTGTACAGCCCTGGAAAGGTGATAAAGGTGGTACTATTAATTTAATTGGTATTATTATCCACGAAATAACCACTCCCGAAAGTAGCGAGGGCGGCACAACTGATCGAGAAACTAGATTAGCTCAATTAAGAGCAGCTGTAGCAGTAGCAACAAACTAATAGCTAAGGTGAAAGTCGGCTATCTAGACTTGACAGATCGGAGAGACGGTCAATGTTTTTAGGAGAATTTAAATGAAAGATAAAAATGGAAAAATTATTAAAAATGACGACTTAGTAAAAGTTTTTGAGGATATAACTAGAGCACAAGAAGGTGAAGATGGAATGGAACTTGAGACTAAGCGAAATACTTTTTATGTAAATGTATTTGAGCGAGACTGTGAAATAGTTGGAAACATGAAAGAAAATTCGGAATTATTTTTAACCCGTACTACAGAAGATATAAAACAATTAAAAAAGATAAATATATTAAGACAACATATTAATGATGCTTTAAAAGAATAGGTAGAATACATGAACATAGCTATTGACTTTGAAACATTTTTGATAGGTAATGGTTCTGTATTCCCCAAACCAGTTTGTTTATCCGCATATGATGGAAAACAAACATACCTTTTTAATCGTGAAGAAGCAAGAGAATTTCTAGCCAAATATTTAAACCATAATTTAATAATAGCGCACAATGCGGTATTTGAATGTGGTGTAATTATCATTCATTTTCCCGAACTAGCAACTCAAGTTTTTGACGCATTAGACAATGATTTAATATATTGTACTAAAATAAATGAAGCTCTTTGGAATGTTCAGCGAGAAAAAGCAATATTTGGCTTAACATTAGCGAGTCTGGTTGAGCACTATTTTAATGTAGATATTAGTGAAACAAAAACAGATCCAGACGCTTGGAGATTGCGATATTCAGAGTTAGATGAAATTCCAATTTCTGAGTGGCCGAAAAAAGCAGTTGATTACGCTATTGATGATTCTATTTGGGCATATAAGGTATATAAACGTCAATTAGGTATTAATCAAAGTTTAGCTTTAAAATCAGCGGTTTATCTCAATTTAATGGGTGCAGAGGGATTTGCAATCGATCAAAGTCGAGTGGAATTATTAGAAAAAGAAATTTGGGAATATTTAACACCCAGATATGATTTTCTTGTAGAACAAGGATTTTGTGATTATATTCCAAACCAAAAGCAACCGAGAAAACAAATTAAAAAATTAAAGGAATATGTAGAATCCTTAGAGTTAGATTTGATGTACACAAATAAAGGCGCAATCGCCACAAGTGGAGAAGCACTTGCTAGTTATCTAACGCAAAAACCTGACGATGTCCTTCAGGCGTTTTCAGAATTATCAAAATATGAAAAAATTCTTACTGCTTATGTATCACATCTGAAAGGTTCAGATAAGATTTATTCTTCATATGGAACAACATTAAATACTGGGCGCACATCTTCGGCAAGCAGCAAATTATTTAATTCAGTTAATATTCAAAATCAGCCCCGAGAAGTTAAAAATGTTACATGGGATATTCGTAATTGTTATATACCTAGACCTGATTTTAAAATATGTTCAATAGATTATAGTGGTCTCGAACTTTGCTCAGCAGCTCATCAATTATACAGTACGTTAGGGTATTCATATATGCGTGAAGCATTAAATGAAGGGAATAAACCAACAGATATGCATAGTAAGCTTGCAGCTAAAATTAAAGGAATCCCATACGAAGAGTTCATGGCGCATAAATCAGAGCTAAAATATGTTCGACAAAAAGCAAAACCAATTAATCTTGGGTTTCCAGGAGGAATAGGATATGATACTATGCGACACCTTATGTGGAGAGACGGAATTCAAACTCGGTTTCAAATCCTTGAAAAAGCAAAACGAAAATCTGATCTTTATTACTATTTAACTAATTTAGCAGCTCCGGACATTAGAATAAAGAGAATGACTAAGGATGAATATGCCTTAGTGCAAGATGAATTAGTGTTATTAAAAAAATATGTGTTTGATTTATACCCGGATCTTGAGCAATTTTTAAAAGAAACGCATTTAAAATTTTTAAATGGAAAACATAAATATGTTAAAAATGATTTTGGCGAATGGGAAGAAGAGCCAATGTATAAATATTCAACTCATGGATTTACTCGAGATTGGTGTACGTACACGGCATTGTGCAATGGATTTTTAATGCAGACACCCTCGGCAGTTGGGGCAAAAAAAGCAGTTAATAAAATTATGCGTACATTTTATAATAATCCAGATATTTATCCACAAGCATTTATTCATGATGAAATTGTATTTGAAGTAAGAAAAGGTCGATATGATTTGGTAGAACAAGCAGCAAATATTATGATAGATGAAATGCAGAGTGTTCTGTCATCAGTCAGGATTGCCGTTGAGGCAAGCATGAGTGATTACTGGCAGAAAGCAGATGGTTTTTGGACTAAAACATACTTTAAAGATGCGTTAATATGAATTTAATTAAAAAATATCCTAAGACAGCATTTATGATTATAGTAAAGATTTATTGGATAATTAGTTTCTTTTTTACGGTATATATTATTCAGAATCAAATACCTACAATAAGACAATTTGTTCTTGGATCTATTTTTACCATCATTACATTGCCATTAAATTATTGGCTTACATATAAATTTACGGAATCTAAAAAATGATAAAACATATAGTAAAAAGCAAAGCGGATTGGCACGCGCTGCGTAAGCAGTATGTTACAGCCTCAGCAGCAGCCGTATTGGTAGGGGCAGATCCATACTCATCGCCAGCTAAGTTGCGTAATCCAGATCCATTTAATGGTAATGCATTTACATTAGTTGGCCAGATGCTCGAGCCCGTGGTTGTCAATGTAGTTAACGAGATATTAGACACACGGTTTATTCTTTTCGAAGAAAAGAAGGATCAAAAAGAATTTTATGCGAAAGGTTGCTTAGGAGCCACGCCAGACGCCCATGAAGACAGAAAGATTTTACTGGAGTGTAAAACTACTCGTCCACATACTTATTTAAAATATTCGGCTGTTCCACCTAGTAAATATCTAATTCAATTATTAGTTCAATTATTATGTACAGGATTAGATATAGGATACTTGGCAATTATGTCAACCGATTTAACACAATCATCGGCAATATTAAAATGGCCTGTAGCTATTTTTAAGGTATGGAAATGCGGTACAATATGTGACATATTATTAGCACAAGCAGAAAAGTTTATGAAAGCGTGTCAAGAAAACAAAGCTTTCAGAGTTGATTCTAAAATTAAACAAAGAGTGCGCTTATTGCTTACACTTTGTTATCAAAAAGTATGAGGCAAATATGAGTTTATGCAAATGGTTAGTAGAAGCTGTTTATGATATAGCAAAATGGATTGTAATTTTGATAACAAAGCTCATTAAATTGATAATATATTATATATGTGCTTCAATAGGAATGATGGGTTTTTCTTTTGCTATTGTATATATGTGCTGGAAAATTTATGACTATGATTTGAATAAATTGAAGCAAGTGTCTACAACAAAAGCTTCACAAGAGTTACAAGATATTTTTAATAATGTGGCGCGTATTACAGAAGTAACAGATAGAATTCCACCACTAGGGATGTGGGCAAGTATGCAAAGTTTTATGACTGTAAATGCATTTACTACAGGAGAAGGAGTATATGTTACATATCTGGCCAATTCAATATTAACGACAGATGAAAAAGCTCTTGTACTTGGACATGAAATGGCACATGTTATATTACATCATACGGATAATGCATTTGGAACGTTTGTAAGTAGTTACAGTTCTGAAAACGAATTGATGGCAGATAACTTAGGAGCTACTTGGGCAGATAAAGCAGGATATAATGTATGTAAAGGACGAGAAGTATTTATGAAGTTTTACTTGTGGGAAGGAAATAGTTTAAATGGTGATCATCCACCAAATACGTTACGATATGAAAATTTAGAACATTATTGTCACAAAACGGGAGCAAAATAATGGCATATGATAATATAGCGGTGCGAAAAGGGCAAGCATTTAACCTTGCGGTTCATGATGCAGTTCATGCAGGGCAAGCGGAAAATCCTAAATATATTTACCAAAAGTTTATCTATTATTATTCTATTGGAGATGCACTGCAAGGTAGTAGTATAGATATGATTCAAGAAGTAATTGATAACAGTGATTTTGATTCACTTATCAAAAACTTAAAAAATACATTAGGAGCATAATATGAAAGATTTTGAGTTAATTCCTAGTATGTATCTATCTACATGTAAATTTCAGATAGTACAAATGCTTGAGGAAACTATGCGAGATACATTATTGGTATTTGATTTTGGTGCTAAAAAGCATCCTGATTCTGGAGATACGCCGAATTTTTTAACGGCAAATGGAAATAAATGTTCTTTAAAAGTTAGAGGAAACTCTTGTTTACACCATGCGGCAGACGTTAGAGCAGGAGAACAGCACGACCAGGAAAGCAATTTGCATCCAGCCTTGCATCTAATTGCATCCGCTGCTATACTGTATATAAGGCAAAAACGAAATATTGTGCATCCAGAAGATTGCATAAATAACTAATAGGTGTATATTGTCTCAGAGCAAACGACATAGTATAATAGAATCTTGTGCTAATGTATTTAGTGGAATGGTAATAGCTTTTGTTATATCACAATTAGCGCATGAATTTGAACATGAAATACAAAAATACATTTGGTCTGGATTTGAATGGCATATATCTCCTGTAAGCAATATTGTAATGACTATTATTTTAACCGTAATATCAGTACTCCGCGGTTATGCTTGGAGACGACATTTTAACAATAAGGTTATTCAGCAACATTATGGGAGTGATAATGAAACTTAAAAAGAAAGAATATAATATAGAGGTTATATCATTAGAAAATTATTTAAAACTTGCACAAAAAGATTCATCGGTTTATGCAACAGCAGCTCAAAGAATGTTAAAGGCTATAGGAAACCCGATTAAAAAAGACACGTCTAAAGATTCAAGACTTAGTCGTATATTTGGTAACCGAACAATACGATCATATGAAGTATTTTCAGATTTTTATGGGTTAGAGGATGTAATTTCAAGAATTGTATCATTTTTTCAGCATGCTGCACAGAATTTAGAAGAGTCTAGACAAATTCTTTATTTGTTGGGCCCAGTGGGTTCCGCAAAATCATCATTAGTGGAGAGATTAAAATTATTAATGGAAAAGGAACCAATCTATATATTGGCAGATTCTGAAGGTAATCCGAGCCCAATTCATGAGAGCCCTCTTGGTGTTTGTGGACAAGAGATTTTAGAAGAAATAGGAATTAGTGTGCAAACGGTAATCCCTAGTCCGTGGGCTACAAAAAGATTAAAGGAGTACAAAGGTGATTTATCAAAATTCAATGTCATTAAACGCACTCCTAACCAACTTGAACAAATCGCAATTAGCAAAACGGAGCCAGGTGATGAAAATAATCAAGACATCTCTGCTCTTGTTGGAAAAGTCGACATCAGAAAACTTGAGCATTATGCACAAAACGATGCAGACGCATACAGTTACTGCGGAGGACTTTGTCTCTCAAACCAAGGAATTCTCGAATTCGTTGAGATGTTTAAAGCACCAATTAAAATGTTGCACCCATTGCTTACAGCAACCCAAGAGCGAAATTATAAAGGTACTGAAGCAATCCCTGCGATTCCATTTCAAGGAATAATAATTGCACATAGTAACGAATCAGAATGGGATACATTTAAAAATAATAAAAATAATGAAGCATTTTTAGATAGAGTGTATTCAGTAGAAGTACCGTATTGTTTGCAAATAGATGAAGAACAGAAAATTTATAAAAAGCTATTGAATTCTTCAACATTGAAAAATGCGCCTACAGCGCCATATACATTAGATTTATTGGCCCAGTTTAGTGTTCTAACTCGTTTAGAAACACCAGAAAATTCTAATATTGTTACTAAAATGAGGGTTTATAATGGTGAAAATGTTAAAGAAAAAGATAGTAGAGCTAAGAGCTATCAAGAATATAAAGATTTAACTTCTTCTAATGAAGGATTTAATGGAATTAGTACACGATTAGGATATAAAATCCTTGCGGAGGTGTATAATTTTGATTTTGAAGAAGTAGCTGCCGATCCTGTACATCTGTTGTACGTACTAGAAAAAACAGTTAGTAACAGTCGTTTTTCAAAAGACATAGAGGAAAAATATTTAGAATATGTAAAAGAATATCTTGTTCCTTATTATGCAGCTAAAGTAGGTAAAGATATTCAGACTGCATATCTTGATAGTTATGATGAATTTGGGCAGTCATTGTTTGATAGATATATTGTTTTTGCAGATCATTGGGTACAAGATAATGACTATCGAGATGTTGATACTGGACAAATGTTTGACAGAGAGGCGCTAAATAAAGAATTGGAAAAAATTGAAAAACCAGCAGAAATAGCTAATCCAAAAGATTTTCGCCATGAAATAGTTAATTTTGCATTACGTTATCAAGCTAAAAATGATGGAAGAAATCCTAAATGGACAGCATATGAAAAACTCAAGCGTGTTATTGAATCTACCATGTTTTCTAAAACTCAGGATTTATTACCAGTTATTAGCTTTACAGGTCAAGGTAATAAGTCAGAGAAAAAGAAACATGAATCATTTGTTGTTAGGATGCAAGAACTTGGATATACTGAAAGGCAGGTAAGACGAATTGTAGAATGGCACATGAGAGTTGTAAACTCATAGGAGCAGAGAATGACTATCGTTGATCGTAGAAAAACGAATAAGAATAAATCTGTTGGGAACCGACAGAAATTTATTAAACGATATAAAAGTCGTATTAAACGTTCTGTTGATGAACTTGCTTCTAAGAAAGGAATAACTGATGTTTTAAAAGAACGTAAAGTCACTATTGATCAAGATGAAATAGAAGAACCAAATTTTGGTTTTGATATGTCAACTGGAGAACGAGATGTAATTTTTACGGGTAATAAAACATTACAAAAAGGTGATAAAATTAGGCGTCCTCCAATAGATGAAGAATCTGGAACGAGTGGAGGGGAGTCAGGACAGGAATTAGATGATTTTACTTTTATATTAACAAAAGAAGAGTTTTTAGATTTATATTTTAGTGATATGCAACTCCCTGATTTTATTAAAGAAAGTATGAAAGGTTGTCAGAAATGGAAATTCCAACGTACTGGTTTTTCTAAAGAAGGTATACCGCCCAGACTCGATCTGGTCAAGACTTTAAAGCAGGCTATGGCTAGACGAATTGCAACCGGATCTAGTCGTTATTTGGATGATATTGACTTACGATATAAACATTTTACTAAGAAACCTTTTCCAGTTAAACAAGCTACAATGATACTGTTAATGGATGTATCAGCATCAATGGGAGAGTTTGAAAAGTCATTAGCTAAAAAGTTCTTTTTATTATTATATTTATTTTTAAATAAAGTATATAGATATGTAGATGTCATATTTATTTCGCACACACAAGAAGCAAAAGAAGTAACAGAACATGAATTTTTTTATGGAAAAGAATCTGGTGGTACGATTGTTAGTTCTGGTTTGCAATTAGTTAAAGAAATCATAGATACTCGTATTGACTTATCTGTTACGAATGTTTATATTTCCCAAGCATCAGATGGAGATAACTGGGAAGAAGACGAAGAGCTAAGTGAATCATTGTTGGTGGATCTATTAATGAAGGTGCAATATTTTGCATATATTCAAACTGAAGATAAAACTAGATTACAACAGAAACAAAAATATGGCTTAAAGGATTTAATGATACAATATTCTGTACTGGTTGATCAATACAAAAATTTACAATGTCGTTATGTAACAGATGATTCTGAAGTTTATCCTGTATTAAGAAGTTTATTTGAGTGATTACAGAATATAATAACTTATTTTTGAGGACTTGGGAATATTATGAACGAAATTTCATTTGTGGCTATTGGAAACGATGAGTTAGGAGCAAAAGTTAAAAAAGGTGATAAAGTTATAAAAGACGGACTTAGCGGCATTCTAGAATATGGAATAGACGAAAAAACCGGTAAGTTAAGCAACCTTCTGGGTTTTGTAGAAGCTCAGGATGGAAAAAGTTATGTGGTATCCGTTAGAGATCAACTTGTTTTTGGATGGGAGAAATGTGATGACTAAGCCAGACTTTAAAACATGGGCAGATAACATTGTTACTGTGGCTAACCAATATGGAAATGCTAGAGAAGAAATTGAGCGAGCTTTAAAACAAGCATATGACCAAGGATATTCTTTAGGGCTTAATCAGGGCTGGGTTATTGAACAAGATAAAGATGAAGCAAATCTTTGGAGAAATATATGAAATTAATATGGACTAGTGATGTTCATTTAAATTTTTTAGGTAAACAACCGGATATGCGCAATGACTTTTATCAACAACTAAAAGAAGCAGACGGTGAAGTTATTTTGATCACTGGAGATATAGCTGAGAGTGAGTGTGTTGTTAGATATATAACAGAAATAATGGACTATACACAAAAGCCAATATACTTTGTATTAGGTAATCATGATTTCTATGGCTCTAATATAGCCCAGGTTAAACGATCGGTAAAATCTTTGGGATGGCTAGGAGGAAAACAATTTATTGAATTGAGTGCAACCACTGCGCTTATAGGAGTAGATGGCTGGGGAGACTGTCGCAATGGGGATTATGAGAACAGCCGATTAACGATGAGTGATTGGATATATATTGATGATTTAAGAAAAGAATACGGAAAAGGCATGGCTCCTTTAAAGAAACAATTAATGAGATTGGCGGATTTAGATGCTAATAAATTAAAACGTAGAGTTCAAAAAGTTCTTAAAAATTCTAGTATTACTAGAATAATCATAGCCTCCCATGTACCTCCATTTGAAGAAGTATGTCTTAATGCAGGTAAAAAATCTACACCAAGTGGGTTGCCGTTTTTTTCTTCTAAATGTCTGGGTGATGCTATATTGCCTATAGCTAAAAAGAATCCGCAGGTTGACTTTTTGTGGCTTTCAGGCCATACTCATAGTAGGGCCAAACATAAACCATGTAATAATTTGCAGTCTAAAGTAGCTAGGGCTGAATATTATTTGCCGAGAATTGAAGAGATAATAAATGTCTAAATTATTGTTTACTGGTAGCGAATGGGATATTAACCTAATTGACAAGATCTGGTCAACTATAGATACTATGGCCAATAATCAATTTGGTTTCGATTATTATGCGCCCCAAATAGAAATCATTACTAGTGAACAAATGTTAGATTGTTACAGTAGTGTAGCTATGCCGGTAATGTATAACCACTGGAGTTTTGGCAAGACATTTATTCAGAATGAACGACAATATAATAAAGGAATACAAGGTTTGGCGTATGAAGTCGTAATTAATACAAATCCCTGTATAGCATATTTAATGGAAAATAATACGGCGACGTTACAGGCACTAGTGTTAGCTCATGCGTCTGTGGGACACAGTCATTTCTTCAAGAATAATTATTTATTTAAAAAGTGGACGGATGCAGATACAATAGTAGATTATTTAAAGTTTGCTAAGAATTTTATTAAACAATGTGAAGAAAAATATGGAGAAAAACGTGTTGAACAGCTACTTGATAGTTGTCACAGTTTGCAAAATCATAGCATAGATAAGTATAAAAAACCGACGTCATTAAAAAAAGAGATGAAAAAACAAAGAACTAAGCAATGGGAAAACTATTTTGAATCTACATTTAATGATTTGTGGCGCACAGTTCCTAAGAAGGAAAAAGAAATTAAATTAGAAGAGAATAAACAAAATAATTTACCAGAAGAAAATATTCTCTATTTTTTAGAGAAACATAGTCCTATACTTGAAGATTGGGAACGTGAGATTCTTAGAATTGTTCGTAAAGTATCTCAGTATTTTTATCCGCAACGACAAACTCAGTTATTAAACGAAGGTTTTGCTACATTTACCCATCATTTGTTAATGACGGAATTACATGATCAAGGTTATATTGATGACGGCAGCTATATAGAATTTTTACAGAATCACTCTGGGGTCATTGCCCAGCGAACTTGGGAAAGTAAATATTATTCAGGAATAAACGTGTATGCCCTTGGTTTTGCTATGTTGATGGATATTAAAAGAATGTGTGAAGCACCAGATGCAGAGGATAGAAAATGGTTTCCAGATATTTGTGATAAACCTTGGTTAGAAACTATATTAGACATCGTAGCTAACTACAGAGATGAGTCTTTTGTTTTGCAGTTTTTATCTCCTAAGATTGCTCGTAAGTTTAAATTGTTTTCATTGCATATACAAGAAGGTACAGGATATTTAACCGTAAATGCTACTCATGATGACGATTCTTTTTTACAGTTACGTAAATCATTATCTGAACAATATGATTTGAGCAGAATGATTCCCCAAATAGAGATCGTTCACGTGGACTGGAAAGGTGATAGATGGTTATCATTAGAACATAGAACAAAAAATAACCAACGATTGGATTATGATTCAATGAAAAAGACTGTTGAACATATTAATAAATTATGGGGATTTACAGTTAAGATGGACTATGTAGATTTAGAAGGTAATCAACTAGACAACATTAAATGAAAGATTGTCAAGGAGTGGTTAAATGAGTATAGCACTAATTAAAGAACTGGGCTTGATGCCACCAAATGAGTTAACACCAATCAAATTAGCTCAATATTTTGAGGAACAAACACATGGGTTAAGTGCTGGAAACAAATTAGCGGGACATAAAGCAGTTGGAGGCAACAAAGCTTGGTTAGGACATTCAATCGTCGGCAAAGGCACTGCACCATCTACAATTGCACTGATAGGAAAAGGGATAACGTTTGATGCAGGAGGCATATCTATTAAGCCTAGTCACAATATGCACCATATGAAATTTGATATGCTTGGCTGTGCAACTGTATTGGCACTAGAAAAGTCATTACATAATTATCCTGGCACAGTGCACCTATATGGTTGTTGTGCTGAAAATACATTTCATTTTGAAACAATGCGGCCCGGAGATGTATTAACATATGATAATGGCACAAAGGTAGAAGTTATAGACACCGATGCAGAAGGAAGATTAGTATTAGCAGATGGGATATTAGCCGCTAAAAAACATGAACCAGATCTTATCATTACAATTGCTACCTTGACGGGATCAGCACGAGCTGCACTAGGAAATGGAACAGCTATTTTTGGAAATAAACAGCCAATAATGGACAGATTTTTAGAAGTTGCTACAAAAAATGATGAATTTTTGTGGCAGCTGCCTATTTGGGAACAACACAGAAAAAATATAAAAGGCCAAAAAGGAGTATCCGATATTAAGAATTTGGGCACAATTGCTGGAGCATCAACTGCAGCCGCTTTCCTTGAACACTTCGTGGATGATACACCTTGGGTTCATTTAGATATAGCAGGTAGTGCGTATAAGAATGATGTGCCAACAGGTGCCATGTTTAAAACTTTAAAAGAATATTTACAGTGAAATTATCAGAATGTGATAACGTAACAAGGGTAGAAATAATAGATGGCAGCGGCAGGGCGTACACTACAGGTTCTTATAAAACTGAGGTATATCTACAAGATATGGGATTGACATTAAAGATTTTTATAGATGCGTTACCATATAGGGCAATTTATAGGAGAAAATTATGTGGTTCGAAAATGAAGACGAAGCCTGGGAATACTGGCGAGGATTATATGAATATAATGGAAAATATGAGGGTCGAGGACATAGTTTTGATGCCCAAGTAGATATATTTAAAGATTGGCTAGAAGATGAATGCATCATGTGGCCAGACAAGGAAAAAGAATAATGACTGATTCGTTTAAATGGATAAAGCGACATTTAGAGAAATTATCATATAAATGGGAACCACGAGGCAGAGCAATGAACAAAGCTCGACGTATTTCTCAGTTGGCCGATAAACGTACTAAATGGCAGTATCAATGTAACAGTTGTAAAAGTTGGTTTAAAGGGAAAGAAGTTCAATTAGACCACATTATCCCAAAAGGATTGTATACTAAAAAAACTTTTTTTGTTTGGTTAGACAGATTGTTTTGCGAAACAGATGGGTTCCAAGTATTATGTATAGTTTGTCATAAAAAGAAGTCCGTGACAGAACATGAACAAGGAGCATATAAATGAAATGTAAACACGTGCCGAATTTAAAAGAAATAGAGCATTTGATTATTTGGATGATTGCGTTTGGAATGGGAGATACACTAAAAGTTACCTGTAAAAAATGTCAAGAAAAGGTATCGTTTAAGGAGTATTAATATGAGTAAAGATGATATTGAAGTATATCTAGACAGTTCTTCAGACGGAACTAGCTACATAGAATCTTTAACTAAAAGCTGGAGATTGTTTGCACAGTTGGTCACATGCGACCACTATTTAATGAAAAAACTAGAAGAAGTAATTTCACTAGAATTAGACCTGGCAATACTCGGAGCAGAAAAAGCTAAAAGCGAAATTCTTAAAAAGAAAGACAACAAACTGGTGCCAATAAAATGATGACATTTACAAATACACATGAAGATTTAAAAGGAAAACAATTAACTACTGTTCAGTATACCCTATATGAAGATGCAGATTTACATACAGTTATGCAAGAGTTCAGACGATTCTTATTGGCTGTAAGCTTTCATCCTAATTCGGTAGACAAATATATTGAGGCAGAATAAAATGCTAGATGATATCAAAATATCTCCATACCATGAATGGGGCGATACAGACTTTGATTGGAAAGCATTAGATGAGGCTGCTTATTATCTTGAGGCACAATGTCGTAAATGGGGCCGTGTGGGAATCTGGACAAAAGAAAAATATGGAACATTACGGGTCAGTACAACCGGTGCATTTGCTTTGGAATATGATTTTCTGCACAGTTTGTTTTATCCAGGTTGTACTTGGATAAGATGGCCCAAGTGGATTAGAATATATATAGACTGGCCAATAGGTAAGTTACTTAAAGTGTTAAAAGTTATTAAGCTATTTAATATGTATCAAGTTTGGGTATTAAAATACTTTTGGAAAAGGGCAGCAGTCAAATGGCCAAATGTGGCAGCTGAGATATTAGATGAATATGAATGGACATTTGAATAATGACTAAACACTTATTTATACCAGATGTACAAGCCAAAGAAGGCGTGCCGTTAGATCACTTAGAATGGCTAGGGCAGTTTATTATAGATAAAAAACCTGATGTTGTAGTCTGTATAGGAGACTTTGCTGACATGCCATCACTTTCTTCATACGATAGAGGAAAAAAATCATTTGAAGGCCGCCGATATAAAAAAGATATTATAGCGGCTAAACAAGCAATGGAGATACTTTTAGGACCATTAAGAAAATATAACGCTCATCAGAGAAAAGTAAAACAGAAGCAATACAGTCCTCGACTAGTATTAACATTGGGGAATCACGAACAAAGAATAGAACGCGCAGTTGAAGCTCAAGCAGAACTAGAAGGAATACTATCGTACAGCGATCTGCCGTATGGCGATTGGGAAGTCCATGATTTTTTAAAGCCAGTGGTTATTGATGGTGTTATGTATGTGCATTATTTAACTAATCCTTATACGGGTAAGCCATATACTGGCACTGCCCAAAATCAATTAAATAAAGTACAGCATAGTTTTTGCGTCGGACATAAACAAACATTGGATACAGCGTGTTACTTTACACCATTAGGAAAACAAACTTGGGGAATTATAGCTGGAGCATTTTACCAACATGATGAAGACTTTAAAGGTTATCAAGGTAATGCTCATTGGAGAGGAGTTGTTATGTTACATGATGTAAAAAATGGAAACTTTAATCCTATGTTTGTTGATTTAGAATATTTAAGAAATCGTTATGGGAGCAAAAGATGAGCCATTATGATGAATTTGAAGAAGCAAAGGCAACACAAGAACATTCTGTTAAAAAATGGAAAAAAACCGAGGCTTGTTCTATACTTAAGATAATACAAGAAATTAAACAGGAAATGTTACAACTTAAATTTGAAATAACACTACTTAAACGAGAAATAAGATGAATATAAATAAACTTTTAAATCAAAAGATAGATCAAACTTATATTAAGACTGCCAAGATACCTAGAAATGCTTCGTTGAAAGACGTCTCTAAATTTCTAGATCTTCTTCCTAACTGTTTTAAACATTTATTTGATCATTATAACTGGGCGGTAACAGTAGACGGATCAGAAAGTCATATAATTCTTTCTTTACAATGTAGGGCAAAGGAAAAATAAATTATGAAGACGAGCAACGAAGGATTAGTAGAACTAGTAGGACACGAAGGGGTGGCTTTAAGTAAATATAAAGATAGTGTAGGAGTCTGGACCGTCGGCATTGGAGCAACAGTTACTGAAATTCCAGGTATTGCTTCATGGCCACTAGGTAGAAAAATTACTGTGCAAGAATCGTTTGAATTATTAAGTAAAAGTATCGTTAAATATGAAAACGCAGTTAACAAAGCACTGACTCGTAATATTCCACAATATCAATTTGATGCACTTGTAAGTTGGTGTTATAATGTTGGAGTTGACTGGCCGAGAAAAGCAACTGTGGTTAAATTAATAAATCAAGATGCTCCGATTAAACAACTATATAGTGCGTTAATGATGTTTAAAAAACCTCCGGAGATTATAGGTAGACGAATTAAGGAAGCTATATTGTTATCCACTGGAAAATATAGTAACAATGGAAGAGCTTTGTTGTTTCCAGTATCTAGTAGTGGCTATCCAATGTATGGCAAAGGGACGCTTATTAATGTTTGGCAATATATCAACCACACATCGACAGAACAACCTATTCCACCTGAAGTCCCAAAAGAAGAACAAAAAAAACAAGAAACTCGGCCCAGTTTATTACAGCAAATTATAGAATATTTTTGGAGTAAACAATGAAGAAACTAATTATATCATTAATGCTATGTTTATCGACTAGTGTATTTGCCAATATTTCTAAAGTTCAAACACAAATAATATTTAATAGGCTCATTAAGGCTAATCATATTCAGGCTACATTGAATTTTGATAAAAATAATGAGAAAATAAACGCTTATGGATATCCTGGTCATGTAGTTATTTTAGGCGGTTTACTGAAATATGCAGACAAAGATATTATGATATATGTATTGTCACATGAACTAGGACACGCTACTGGACATGTATCGGAATTAGAAGCAGACAGATTCAGCGGAAGAATAGGGGCAGCTGCTGGATACAATGTTTGTCCGGGAGCTAAAAAACTATTGTTGGGAATAGCAATAGGGGGCGATGGGATACATCCGAATGGAGATGTGCGTTTAAAAGCTATTTGTAAGAGTGTTATAGAAAAATGACCTCCATAGTTGCTCTGCGTTGAATGATCTAGTACTGACCAATACTAGACTGACCAGAAAAACTGAACGCCCCATTTAGGGGCGTTTTTATTGGTTTATTGAGCAGGCGGATTTTTATTGAACAAACCTTTGATTTTTTCTAAAAGTTTGGGCAATAAAAAGTAACCTATCGCTATACCACCTATTAATCCAATTAATAACATTATTTTCTCCTGGGTAAAATATCTGGCCAATCCAGACTGTTTATGTTAGCAGGCAAGTCACGTAATATTTGTTTCTTGTCTTCTAATTCTTTTAGTTTTGCAGAATCGTTCAGATATTGCAAATGTTCTTTATCTAATTTATCTAACTCTTGATTTCTAATGTGACGGATTCGATCAATATGTATCTGTTTTGCTTTAACCGAATCAACAAATACTGAGTTTCCTTTATGCGCCCAAGCGTTACGAAATTCTCGGCTTGAGGGCAATTCTCCTTGATATTCAAAAAAGTCTACAAAATTCTCTTCTGGATGAGATTCTTTAAATTTATTAAATGCATCATCTCTATCGGCATCTTTGTTCAAATACATTATAGCTATGGTTCCATCTGCTCGTTTAATTATTAATTTCATATTAATTTCCCATTAAGTCACAAATAGTAACATTTATTGTGACATATTGTTCACTATTGATCTCCGTAAGCAACTACTGCTAAATTAATATTATCCGTATCTGCTCCAGAAGTTGTTAACATTGTGCGTACAATAAGCGAACCAGTTGCTTGTCCTGTTTTAACAGTAGCTACATTTCCAGTTCCAGCTGCGGACAATGAGTTGGCAACAGCCGCATAGTTAGCTGAAGAGAACGCCGTAGTAAATGTTACAGTTACGTTACCTGCTGAGGTATCTGTAATGGATGCCACATTATAGCTAGCCTGCAAAGATGGGGTTCCTCCCGCAACTGTGACATATGCCCACATTTTAGCAGCACTGGGATGATATTGTTGTCTGCCCGGAGTTACTGCTGCGGTAACATTAGTGGCAGTTTCTTGGTCGGATTGGGCTGCCGGCTGCATTAATGTAAAACTGGCGTCAGGCACCGTCACTGTTCGGTCAGCCGTAAATGTTCCGGTGAGGATTAATTTACCTCCGGAATGCGAAAACGTTAAATCAGCATCCGCTAGGGTTACTGTTCTTTCCGATGTAGCAGCATGCGTAAATACCTGTCCTGCTGTACTTGTTCTTCTAAATTTATATGCATTGCCTAGTGCTGCACCTGCTACTCTATTTTGTACCAATAAATAAGTATCTTCGGAGCCAGCCGTAGTGTCATCAGCTACAAATGCTAATACACCAAAGTTACTTGGACTTTCATCCGCGCTTTCACTATTGAATAAAATACCTGTTCCTATGCCTGCGCTTGGAGTTCCCGAAGTAGTATGTTGAACAGTCATCACGTTTGTAACATCTGTATCTGTAGCATCATCAGCTGCAAATGTAGTCGATTGAGCTGCGGCACTATTTACAACATTCCATAATGTTCCATTACAAATAAGAAGAGCCACTTCATTTTGATTACTTAATGTTATAGTTAAATTACCATCTATTGTTTCTGAGCCGTTAGCATCAATAACAACTGTATTGGCACTGTTATCAGTTTTCTTGACAGCTACCATAAAGCCGTCGCCTGCCGTAGCCGCCGCTAGTAATGCAATAGTTATTGAACCGCTAGTTGCATCTGCACGTATTAATTTATCTCGATCAGATTCAGCAACAGTATATCCACTGGTTTTGGTAACTGTTGTCCATAATTGCTCTAGGGATAAAGCATTATCAATTGTCCAAACAGACGAAGTTGGAGGATCACCAGCGGAAGAAGGTGCTAAAACGAACTTCATAGACTGATCGATATAAACATCCTGATCTAATCGTCCAGAACTGTTAAGTGTCATTGGATTTGAATTTGCCGTATTCTTGGTGGCATCAGTATAAGTATTTGCTTTAGTAGTTGTTCCTGCTTGATATTGAAACAATTTATATGAGGAAGCTATATTAGAACCATCAAACATTGTTGTGGCTTTATTAAAGTATCGAATCGCTTTTGCCATTATTTAGTTTCCTGTAGAACGCCATCTTGGGACATTAATAGTCCGGCTCTTGTTAATTGTTTGCTCACTGATTTGGATATTGCATCATATATAGAACTTTGTTGTATACCAGTTGCTTTAGAAGATGCCTTCACTAAACCATTCAATAAAGTCTTTAAGGGCGAGTGATTAGCTATTAAGGTAGCGGCCCCATAAGATATTAAAGGTACAGCCAGTCCAGTTGCCCCTGCCCCTATAGCACCGACCCCCATTGCTGAGGCTATTGATCCTCCAATTACAGCCTGTCTCCACCAGCCCACCTTAGAGGCTTCATCTATGTTTTTCAAATATGTATTTAATCCTTGTAATGCACCATAAGCATCTTTATTTAATATTTCTTTAGTTTGAGTATATGGACTGGTTTTAGTTAAAAACGAATCCAAATTTATATGTCCAGCTGTATCAGAACTTTCCAGTGCTTGTTGAAGTTTAGTGGCTGCCAACATATTTTTTCCACCAGGAGATAATATACTGATTGCTGCGCGCTTGGGGGGCAATACGCCTCCCTCGCTTATTAATGAGTTAACTAATTTGTGGGCCGATGTCTCGTCATATAAAGCTTTCTGTAACATAGGTGCTTGATTAAAAAGCTGAAATTTATTAGCAGAAAATGCCCTGGCTGCCGAAAAGTCTTTCATCTGGTCTGGAGATAAAGAATTTTGAATATGGTTCATCAAGTTATCCTTGACATCTGATAAATCACTTGCTAATTGATTACCAACGCCACCTTCAAGTCCTTTGGCATTAATAGCTGCTCCAGATACCAATGTTTGCAATCTCTTAACATCATCTACATTAATATTGTCTTTTCTGATTCCATTGTTAAGATAATTAACAGTTGTTTCATATCCTGGAATTTTATTGGTTTTAAGCAGATCAATAGCATTAATAACATCGTCTTTTACTGCTTGTGGATCTGATATTAGAGCTGTCTTGAATCCTTTGTCCCATATAGTATCTTCTGCTCTGCTCATTTTTTTCAATGTGCTCTGCATAATATTTGCTGAATATTCTGTTAGATTATCAGCAGTTAATGCTGATTTAGTTCCAGCTAATTTTTGAATAAAATTAGAAACATCGTCTCCTATTGAATTTAATTGTTTAGCTTGTTTTCCCATGCCTGTTAAAGCTGCGGGGATACCAAACATCATATTTGATAATGTGGTTGTAGCCCCGGGTTCTTTTAGATTACGAGCCATGATATTAGGAAATATTTCTTTAGCTGCGCCTAAATCCTCAGCAGACCCTAGCCATGTTGACAATTTGGTTCCCAAAGCAGGTAACACATACGATAGTGGACTAGATAATGCTTGTCCTGCTGCTTCAGTATTAATCATTTGTCCTGGGTTTTCTGGGTCGTATTTTTGGCTTTCCATGCCTGCTAAAACGCCGGCTCCACCAACTGCACTGGTCCCATATTTACCTAATGTTTTTAAACCAGTAGGTAACAGATTACCAACAAGATCGGCACCTTTAGCAACGCTCCCTAATGCGCTGCCGAATGGTAATGTAGCTAATGTCTCACCGCCAACTTCCCCGATTCCTGGATAAAGTCCACCAAATTTTTTTGTATTCTGATTTTGTACATCAGTGGCTTCTTTATCGACCTGTTTAATAGCATTTTGCCATTTATTACCAAAGGGCAATTTAGACAGTAAAGAAAGCGTAAAATATTTAACACCTCGGTCGACGCCAGAATTAATCATGTCCAATTTATCTAAAAAACTAGGCACTTGTTTAGACGTTTCGGCAGGAGCATTAGTTTGACTATCTGGAATAGCACCTGGATCTTGTAATTTAGGTAATGTGCTGTTTTGACTATTTTGAATAACATCTGGATCTTGTAATGGAGGTAATGCCATATTAATCTCCTATGAACATATTTATATATCTATCTATCAAAGGATTACCTATAGAATATTTTGGTTTTTGTTGCAATTGCGCTAAAGCATTCATAGCATCTACTGTTTGAGCATCTGTAGGAGGTTGCTGTTGAGGCTGAATAGGTAATGCGCTACCTTGTAGAGCCATAGTATTCATCGCGCCGGTAATTTGTTGTTGAGAAGGCGGAGGAACATATTGTTGCGTATTAGGGGGATCAAATAGTCCTGGCATAATTATAATCCTTGTAGGTGCATTGCTCGTTTTATTTTATCATCACTCCAGTCTTTATACTCTGGATTGTTTCTATATTGAGTAAATAGATCGGAGCCGCTGGTAACCTTAGTGACCGCATTCTGCATGATATTCAACATCTGATCTTTATATTCTGGTGAACCTATCGGTATACCTGACTTCAATAATTGGTCTCTATTATTCTTAATTTCGTCAAAGAATCGTAACAGGTTTTCTGCTCGACCATTGAACTCTGACTTAACTGTGCTTGGTCCAAATTGAGGTAAAATCTGATTCATGAATTCTAACTGTTTATCTGAGTATTGGACACCAGATAATTGTTTAATAATATTCATAGAAAGCATATTAGAAGTACTTTGAAGACCACTATAAGATTCTAAAGATTTTTTAGCCTCATCACTTGGTCCAATTGCTTTTCCAATTATTGGAATATTTTGTGCCCATTCCCTAACCTTAGTGGCTGGTTGGCCTAAAGCTGTTGCCCCAAAAAATTCCTCTGGCACATTTTTATAAAGTTGTTTTAATTCCGCTACGTTATCATTAGCAAACATAATGTCTTTTTGTGCTTGAGTTTCATTTGGCTTAGTCATATTAGAAGAATACACTAATTGTCCTGTGTTTGGATCAAATACCTGAGTTAATCCTGAGGTAGGATTTTGTGCTTTTTGAGCGTTTATCATGTCTTTATATTCTTTAGCTTGACCAAACTGCATTACTTTAAATTTTAATCCATTTGTAAATTGAGACAGCGGCATCTGACTTGCTAATTGAATTTCATCGTCAGACATATAGTGATTAGCTTTAGCTTCTTGTAATATTGTAGTTCTAATTTGTTGTTGTTCATCAGATGTTTTAGCTCCTGACATTGCCATTAACCCATAAGAAGCAAATGCGCCTTTTTCTTGGATTTTTGCTTTAGTATCTGCTAATAACTTGGCCATTTGATCTTTAGATGTTTGTTCTGCTAAGATTCGATTTTTTAAATCTAGCTCTTGATTAAATTGATTTCCTTGGGCATTTATTTTAGATTGATCTTGATTTAATGATTGATTAAACTGGTTATTTTGCTGTGCTAACTGCTGTTGTTTATATGCCAGATCATTCTGCGCCATAGCATTTTGCTGCTGTTGCTGGGCTTGTTGCATATCTAATTGGCGGTTCTGAGTTTGATTAGATAACAGCCCTAGTTGACCTTGTTGTTGTAATTGCATTTGTTTCAATGCGGCATCTCTAAGTGATGCTTCATTGTTGTATTTCTCTTGTAATGCTTGCAATCCTAATGCACCTGTTGGCTGAATATTTAGCGGAACATTTTTTCCAGCTAATGCAACTAGTCCAGAATAATTAGGTGGTTGAATGTCTATTGCCATTAGAATAATCCTTTTGCTGATGTTGGTGGGCCAAGATAACCCTGTTGTTGCTGTTGAGCCCCCAATGTTGCGCCTGCTAATTGTGTAGCTTGATTAGCTGCTTCTATTTGAGCTTGTTGTTGTCCAGCGTTTATAATGTTTCCCGCCTGAGCAGCTGCCGTGTTTATTATTCCTCCCATACCGCTTGTTCCTTGACCTCCAAACAGCGAACCTAAATTAGAACCTGTTTGTAAATTTGCTTGTGCTAAATTAGCTCCCGCTGTCATAGCATCTGCAGAACCCGTTGGCCCGCCAGCCAGTCCTTGTAATCTGTTTTGATAATCACTATATAATTGATTTTGTCTATTCCACCAATTGTTATAGTCTTGATTGGCTAATCCTGCCGCAGTCGTCTGTGCTTGTTTTAATGCTGCTCCAGACTCTAGCATACCTCTGGCTGCTGCGTTACTATTTACACTTTGCAGAGCTTGTTGTAAAGCATATTGATACCCAGGACTTTGCTGATATGCTCCCGGAGTATTTAGCAGTTGATACCCTGCTGTATTTTTATAAGAATCTAATGCAGACTGTGCATTAGCAGGTGTCATTTGCAAAGTTCCTGCTTGTCCAGCTGTTGTGCTAGCCCCAGGAATATTATATCCTACGGTTCCATTAGAGAATACTGAACCAGGATTTTGATATCCTACAGTTCCTCCCATATTAATAGGATTGTTCTGGATTTGTCCTGGAGTTGCACCAGGCTGAGCATTTCCATTTACTCCATTTAAATTTAGTCCACCTGTTCCGGATCCAGAACCAGACCCAAAACCCCCAGCTCCACCTCCTCCGCCGCTACCGGATTGCCCAGAAAACATGTTGGTTTGAAGAGAATTAAGTTTTGCCCTTAATTCATCAGGAGAAAGCCAAGCTTCTCCTTGTCCTATTGCTGTAATCCCGTTGTTTCCATTTCCAGACGAATTATCAATATTCTGCGCAGTATTGTCCGTAGTTGGTTGAGGATTCGTATAAGAATTCATTGAAGTCAAAAAACTGTTGATATCTCCGTTTGGATTGTTTCTATAAAAATCTTTTATTTGTTGTGCAAAAGAACTTGTCGTAGGAACTGTTTGACTCCCTGCAGAATAGGGAGGCATTCCTTGTCCGGGAATGTAAGAAGTTATATCTACCATCTTAATATCCTTGCTGAGGACTTAAAAGTCCGTTATTATATCCAGTCACCATCTGTTGCTGTGGGAGAGTATTATATGCGGAATTACCTGTTGCTGCATTATTAGCAGCCTGTGCTAATTGAAAGCTACCTCCAGTTGGAGTCGCCAGACCTAAATTTTTCTGATATTGATCAAGCGCATTATATACGGCTAAATGCTGAGGGGCATTTAATGCCTGTGCAGTATTATATCCAGTTGAAATATTTTTCTGAGCTTGATTATTATAGTCCTGAATTGCATTAACTGCTTGTTGAGTATATTTCTCTCCATATGGCAATGCTTGATTTAATGCTTGTTGCAAATGGGCATTCGCCTGATTGGCCCAATCTGCTGAATTAAAATTTATTAAATATTTACTGAGATCTGTATTATTTCCTATCATATTATTCTTCCGTTGCCAACATATATTGATCCAATAGTGTTCCATTTTTTTTAATTGATTTATGCAAAATAGCTGTTGTTTTCATGCCTACTTTTTCTGCATATTTTCTAGCAGTTATATATGGAGTTAATGCTATAAACTTTTCTGCTCTAAGGTTATTTTTCATATAATCAATAACTTGTAGCCCCCATTGCTCTGATTTATTACCTCTAAATTGCTTATATATCATAATGTGGGCTATCCAGGTTACATTATTTATTGGATCCAAAGTTATAAATCCCGCAAAGCAATCCTTTTCGTATAATGAAAACCATATCCCATGAGGAATATATTCTTTAAATTCTGGGCTATTGTCAAATGCAATTTGATCATAAAAGTCACTAAGATGTATATGTAGATCATGTGCAGTTGATAATTTAATTGTCTTCATATGGCTATCCAAGTAGTTGCATCATAATTAGTATATTTAGCGCTGCTTCCTGCTGCTAACGTAACTGCAGTGTCTACTCCTGCACCTAGATCATCGCCACTGGCAGGAAATATCTGCAATACGTTAGCACCATTATTTATTATAATTATAGTCCTAGAATATGCTTGTGCGGCAGGAAATGTTACCGTATCATTAGCATTGGCCACAGTAGATACTTGATTTACATCTGCTGTTAATGGTACCTGTCCCTGAGTCTGTGTAGTACTTGCGGTAATTCCGGATACCACAGTTTTTCGTAATAGTCCATCCAATTGATCCCATTCAGTGGTCGAAATAGCAACCCAAGAATAATGTGCACCAGGTTGCAATGTTATTGCAGTATCAGTGCCCATTCCCAAATTAGCTCCACTAGCGGGATATATCTTAAGTATTTTTGTACCTTTATTTTTGACTAAACAAAAATTACCTGAATTACGTATGCCCGGCAAAGTAACTGTATCATTATCATTAGCAACTGTAGATACTATATTATAATCTGCGGTTAAAGCCCCATTTCCTTGAGTTTGTGTTGTTGATGCTGTTATATTTATTTTTGTACATCTGGATATGGCCATTTTTCCAGCAAATACGGCTCCATTAGCTTTTGTAAATGTAATAATCTCTGGAGATCCCATATTTAATGTTAATGTGGCTGTACTGCTACCACTAAATGTCATTATACCATCTTGTCCTGCCGACGTGGCTGTATGTAAAGCATATCCTCCTGAACCATCACTTTGTATCCGTGCAGAATTGCTGCCTGTAGTTGCATCAAAATGGATTTGATCCACTCCGGATCTAGTTATATTTACACCATTAGCTAAATTAAGAGCTACTGAATTTAAACTGGTTGATGTTGTAAGCGTTCCTGACCCATCATATGATAATCCACTGTCTCCTCCAAATACTCCTGAGCTATTGTATTGCACCTCTCCATCTGCTCCTCCTGGAGAGGATAGTCCAGCTACTTCTCGTAATGTAGTCTTTTTAATTTGGTTATTATCTGAAACATCAGATACTATGATTTCGTCGTCTAGTGTTCCAATAACATGTTCTAAATCTACTACGTCTATGTTAACATCATCCGCATTAACTACTATTCCAGATCCTTGACCAACTCTGAGTGGAATATCAGATGTTACTGGGCCGCCGCCAACTAAACCGTTTCCTGCAATAACATTAGGAGCTGTTGTCGGATCAACAATATTGCCTGTTGCCACTCCCACTACAAATGAACGTAAAAATTCATGCCAAATGGGTGTTATTCTACCTCGGGAATCCGTAAAAGGAACACTCATTGAAGGCAGTGCAACAGATGTTTGAACCATTACCAACTCCCCGTTGCGCCATGGGCCACAGCTTGCATAACAATAATATCTACTGGATCGCTAATTTCAATAGATATTACCCAGTTACGAGCCGTCCCTAAGTTATTTATACGAATAGGTAAACTATAATCACCTAATGTGCCCATATTAATAAATTCTTCTGGTTCGAATGTATTGCCCCCATCTATTGATTGCTTATATATCATTATGGGGTCATTGCCCTGACCAATTGCAGCTCCAAATCCTTGATTAATATCAAATTCTAATTGATATACAGAAATATATTTTAATTCTTGTGTGAACACAGATGAGGTTCTTTTTAGTAATCTAATATTACCATCATCTGTACTGACTGTATTATCTTCTTTGAATATCTTACCACTCCACCAATCACCATAAAGATCTATACCTTTAAATGTGGCAAAGCATCTACCTCGATACATATCTTGTACTTGAGTGCCATCTGCATCAGGTGACACTCTGATTGATTGTCGTTCGTGCCACATACCGGTAACCATGTCATATACTAAGGTAGTTTTCATAGCGGGTAAATGCAGATGATAAAATATGTGGCCATCTGTAGTGGTTACAACATACCCTTCGGCATCTGTATTTACAAATTTATTCAAATGATCAGTAATTGCTGGTGTACTAATGGGTGTTAATGAATAGTCAGTTCCCATTTGATAAACTACGCTGCCGCCTGTCTTACTTTTACCTAAAAAGAATACACCACTTTGATGCAAAGCTATGCTGTCACGGGCTGTTAGACCAAAATACATCGAGGTTCTTTGCTGCCGAATAAAAGGAGTATCACCATCATTAATATATACTTCTATTGTTTCGTCTCCAAAACAATATATTTCTTCTCGGAATGTTACAATAGCTTTTACTTTATCCGGTTTAAATGTAGGGGTAAAAAAATTAAATCCTGGCCATGATTGACCTACATTTAAATCACTAAAATGTACTCGCCCGTCTGTTCCAGAGGTAACAAAATAACCATCAGCATAATCTAATGTAGTACTGTTCGGATATCCAGTTGCATTTGGATCTACTTTTGTTAATGTGTTAGTGAGTAGATTAAATACATACGCTCCTAATGGGTCTAAAATAAATAGCTCGCTAACGCCGTTACAAGACATATATACTTTACATTGACTGCCAGTTGCTAATCCTGTTAAATTGCCCCAGAACGTTGAAGACATATCATAATTAATTTCATATAATTTTGTTCCAACAACAGCAAAACAGCGTTCCATCGTTAAGGTTAAAGCTGTAAATATACCTCTGACGCATTCTCCTCCCAGATCCACAAATTGTGATAAACCAGGACGAGGAAATAAAGCCATCTGAGTTTTATTCTTTTCTTGGGCTTTAGAATCAGTAATTTTAGGATACCAATTAATAGTTCTTTGAGCGTTCCAATTTTTAAATCTATGTTCGTATGATCCGCCTAAGATATCAATTATCATTTTTCATACCCATGCATGTCAGGTAATAAAAAGAAAGGTTCTTCATCATTATCGAATTCACGGACAATCTGTTTATAAGCATCGGCCATCGGTTTAATAGTTTGTAATTCTTGGAATTTACCAAATGCTACGCATAGTTCTGCTGCTAAACCATATATAAGAGGTAATGTCCATTCGGTAGGAAAATCCATGGAATCAGTTGGATTATCTACATCTTCTATAGATTCGTGATAGGTAAACTCGACTAAATTATTTACATCATTAGGCCGAGGCCACAAATAAAGTTGTCCTGCATCCAAAAGTTTATCATAATAAAAATTAATAGGCCTTCCGTCTGAAGTCTTAATTGGTATATTAAAGTATTCATCATATCCAATCATATTCATTGGTATAGAACTGTTGTTATTCGATAAATCTATTATACGAGCATCTAATATTCTAAGGGGTCTATCAGCTATTTTGTTCGTATATGATATGATGGTATTATCAGCGGCCGCCGCTGCAGTCAATGCATCCGTAACTGTAATTTGTGTTGCTGAATCTACTGAAACAATAGTAGTCCACTGCCTAGTGCTATCGTCTAGTTCAATACCGATATTATCAGCAGCCGTCATTCCTGTAGAAGAGGTTACACTTAAGACTGTTTGCCCAGATGCTTCCGTTGCAGAAATAGTAGTATTTACATATGTGTTAGCACAATGATCCCCTGTGTTTGATATACTATACTGAGAATCTTGATAGGCTGGAAATAATGTTGCTTGCTTCCTGTTCCAAAGTTGAATACCTTCTGCTTGCCACAATTTAATCATACTTTGAAATATGTCAATGGCGTACTGTTGATCGGCTCCTCTAGCAGTTTGATTAATATTAATCAAATTAATTAACTGCATAGCTCTTTTAATTATTGTGTCTCTATCTAAAGCAAAATTATAACTTCCTGATCTTGCCATTATCTATCCTATTTCTGAAGCGTTTAAAGAATCTGAATATGCTGTTATGACTGAATCCGTCCATAGAGAGTCTAAATAAGATATTTCAGGGCTTTGTGTTTGTCCTATATACTTTTTAACATCCTCAATTTGTCCAGGAACAAAAGCTCTTCTTTCTCTTGATTTAGCTATTTGTATTCCATCTTTTTTTATTACAGTTTCTATAGCAATGGAAACAGTTTTATTATTAGGATTTATGTCTGTAAATATAGGTGATAAAATTTCTTCTGTTAACATGTATTTTCCTTAAATATAAACATATGCATTATATGCAATAGTATACAAATTTCCAGTTAAAAATTGACTTGTTGTAAAATATGTAGGGCCACTTACACTATCAAATGTTGTTTTTATCTCTCGAATTTTTACATATGTAGCACTTGCAACAAAAAAAGGTACTGGAATACTAGTACCTGCCGGCCAAATTATGTTAGCCGACATTCCTTGTAATACTCCTGCCATTCCTTGTGCCGATGTAGTAAAGGGGAGTCCTCCTAATTGAGCATCTCCTGATGCAGTGGTATATGTAGGTGTAAATCCTACAACTCCTCTATACATAACTAAATTACCTATTCTAGTATATGTACCAGTTTGTTGATTATAAACTACAGATAAATCTCCGGCAGTTGCAAATGTAAATGTGGGCGTATATGTGCCTTCATCATAATTAGCGAGTGCTTCGTCCCCAAAAGATAAACTAGTTGCCGTCGCTACTCCTAATACTGGAGTAGTTAATGTCGGGGATATGGCAAATACTGCTGCTCCTGAACCTGTCTCATCTGTCAATGCTGTAGCTAATTGAGCACTTGTTATTGTTCCTGATCCAGGTACTAAATCTCGAATACTTTGCGTTGTAACATATTTTTTAGCGTCGCTTGCGCTTGTATCAAATATATATACTTTATCATCCACTGCAATGGTGGCACTAGCAGGTAAGGCCACTGTCGTAGTATTACTATCTTGGCTTGCTGTAACGTCTCCTGTAAGGGCTGCTCTTTGTAGCGTAGCCGCTGCATCATCATATACAATAGATGTTCCCACCATTGCGCCTGTAGCGTCTTGGGCCATCTCATCTGTATATTGTGTTATATCACCTACATATAATATATTACCGTCTGTAACAGCAGTGTCAAATTGTGATTTAGTTCCTGTGATGCCTACAATGGAAGTTTGATCTCCAGTGTTTGTACCAGATAAACTAGAAAGTTTAGTAATGTCACTAGAGGTAACAAATTTATGTGACTGCGCAGTGTCTGAAATATCATCTGTAGTTAATGTAACTGCTCCTGTTTCGCCATTTACACTAACAACACCTCCTGATGCTAAATCAGCTATACTTTGAGCAGTGACATATTTTAATATATCAGAAGCTGAAGTGTCCTTAATAATTACCTTGTCATCAGGGGCAACAGTGACTAGAGGAGGAGTATCTATTGTCCATACTGTTCCAGAAGATGTTACAACAATATCTCCCTTATCTCCATCTGATATCCCCGTAGGAGCTACATAAGGTATTCTAACTGTAGTTCCATTCACTCTTTCACCAACTAAAATGTCTCCATCTTGAATGTCACTTATTAGATTTAATTCATTAACTTTTTTTGTATTACTCATAATATTGAATAACCCACTGCTAACCATTCATTTGCATCTTGACTGGTAGTTAAAATCATATTATCTTGAGAGGAAGCTAAGAAAAAATCTTGGGTCATAGTTTCTGTATTGACAATAGCTGCACTGTTTGTAACATCAGTATGATTAATTCTAGTAAAAGGGACATTAACTTCCTTTCTTGGGACAAAGGGAATAATTCCATTATCTATTCTGTCCGAATCTTCTTGACATACTAATAATCCTCCCCGACCTGTTTCCGGAGCTAATTTGATCATTGTAGAAGCATAGCATCGTTTTCCACAAATATCACAAAATGCAAACCAATCACCAAATATGTTCATACGCCCAACTCCGTAGACGTATCTGCATCAATAACAGGTGCCCCATTAGCTACATTAGTATGATTTATTCTTGTATAAGGAATAGTTTTTTCTAAGGATACTGTATAAGGAATTAATCCGTAGTCTATTTTGTCCTTATCTTTTCTACAAACAATTAATCCACCTCGTCCAGTAAATTCAGATAATTTAAAAGCTTCAGATGCAAAGCATTTCTGTCCACATATATCACAAAATAAAACCCAGTCTCCATGTCGTACTTTATTAAATCTGTCGCTCATGAATTATTACCTAATAATTGTTGCTCTATAAAATTTTTTAATTTCTCAGTTCGACCTGCGAATATCATTTGAACAGGCTCTTGATTTCCCAAAAGCGGATTTTCTGTATTTAACCATTGAGTTGTTTTTTTCTCATCGTTAAAATAAGTGTTAACCAAAAATGATATATTAGCCATGTCTTGAATAATATTTATAATAAAAGGTGTTTCTTCTTTTTTCATATTATCCTCAAATTAAGTGGACAGTTTCTGCGCTATAGCGCAATCGTACATATTAGGCAAACAACCATAAGGTAAGCATCTAACATTGATACGAAGTTCGATTTTTGTCCAGGAGACACGCGCTTTGTTTGGTGGAAATGCTGTACATTACCTCCCTATACTCATTTTTAGTGAACTGCCCTTATTTTAGCTCGTCCGTCGACATGCTTAATATATCCCTAGTTCTGGCTAATCATAGTTAGTCGACTTTCGGGAACCTACATTCTAGTTAATATTCTAGTGTGCGACCCCTGCTTTCGCCGTTGCCGCCGGGCATTACCCCTAATGCAGTGCCTTATCCTCGCCCGTGAACCCGGAGGATTATTCAGCCATTAAAGACAGTTCAGTAAAAATGCTTGCCACGCAGGAACAATGTTCTATCTACTGCAAGCTCTGTAGTTATCAAACCCTCTCGACTTTGATTATACAGCCCCACTTTTAGGTGATCAGCCTATCATTAAGGACATGTTGGTTTGCCCTCTGGCACGGTATTGAGTATTTCAGATTTTTAAGAACACTTGGGTTCCCTGATAAGATGCTTCCCAGCAAACTCTATTTAGCCAGTGTTTATCCGATGGGATGTTGTTTTAAATATTAATAATTCCCATCTTTGAGCTGGTTTCTGTGCCCTTAAGCATCAAACCATTTACCGACGCTTTCTTCGTCGACACTCATTTTTAGTATAGACTATTTTTACTAAACTGTCAAGTCAACTTCGGGATCAATTGTTAAAATAAGTGTAATAGTGTCTCCACTATTTAAACCTGTGGTTGTTAACAATATATCTCCCGTTCTACCTGTTCCTCCAGTATTATGTAATCCACCTATTTCTTTAAAGTCCATATTTAAAGTAGCACCTCCTGCCGAGTATGGCAGTGACATTGCTACCACATCTGTTGTTGCATCAAATAGCAAATGAGCTATTGTGGAATTCCCACTTGCTACATATTTTACGTCTCTGATGGTACAAGTTAGTGGATCTACCAGTCCAAGTGCTGAAGCAACAGCCGAACTATCATAAACTACTGTTCCTGTTTCTTCTGTTCCATCACTAAGAATAGTAATATACTGAACTACTTTTTTTCTTCCCACAACAGTTCTTGTATTCGTTACTGTATTTCCAGCCATTTAATTCTCCGAATAAAATGCCCCTTTCGGGGCAAACTGCTATGCTACGTCTACTGCAGCTGATATACCTATTAAGTGTCCGGTAGCGGTTCCATCAAGGCCCAATACTTTAACTCTAGCTGCATCTGCCGCAGTAATATTAGTAAACCCTGATAAATAAGGATTTAAAATATGTATATTACCATTAATACTTGCAGCATCAAATGCAGCTGTCATTTCTGTAGCTGAAGTAATGTTTAACACATTAATAAATGCGCAATCTCTAAAAATAGTAAACCTATCCATAGTGGCATCTATTTTCCACATTAACATATTAGCATTACTTGTATATGTATTAAATATACATCTATCGAATATGTTTCGTGTGCATGCTCCTGAGAGCTCACATTCAGCTTCTGCTGTAGCCTTAATAACTGTATCTAAACCAATGTAACAATTTTTAAAAATGTTTTCAGATGCTGCAGTAAGTTTCAAAGATCGTCCTGCTGCTACGTCCATGTCATTAGCCGCAGTTCCATCACCCATGCCACTTATTTGAAGATTATCAAATACATTTCTTTGTCCAGTTACTTCTAAAGCTACTGGAGTTATAGCGGTCGATCCACTAACACCTTGAAATATTTCAATATTTTTAATTAAACAGTTATTAGCTGATATTTTAAATAAAGAATCTATTGTTAATGTTGATGAATCTTGACCGATACGTGAACGTTGTCCAATGATTGGGCCTGCTCCGATACCTATTAAATGAACACCATCTTTGTTCCAATCTAATGTTGCTGTTTGATAGTCTGTAGTTGAAGATGCTGTATTTGATTCTGCAATCAAATATACTACATCTCCTACATTAGCAGTTGCTAATGATAATGCTTTAGATAATGTTTTAACCGCTTTATTGGGGCTTTTTCCATTATCTCCATCGCTACCTGTTCCAGGACGTACAAATATGGCTCTACCCGGTGTGAACATGCCACCAACTGGCACTCCTCCATACTGATAGAGACCATCTGATACTGTCGTCATTTATTTTCTCCAAATTAAAGTTAGTGTCTAAAGATACCAAATTATAGTTAGTATCCAAAGACACCGATTGTTATGCACCGAAGGATCCGGCAATACCTCTCCAATCATTAAACAACATTCTATATCTTTCATAAAAAGATATAATTGTGTCAAAAGTATATGGGTCGTTATGTTCTTGTCGTTGAATTCCTTTTCGATTTACTTCTACTAATGAATCGTCAGCGTCTGTAGTAACGAACCAAGAATCGCTATCAGAAAGATGCTTCCAAACAACATAGTCGTCTATAATACCTTTACTGTTAATTGCATTGATATCATTATTGGCTGTACCTGTTCTAAGTTTTGATTCTAATACTCTACATGCTTCGAACTGTAAAGCAGAAGGAACGACTAGATATTTAGAACTATACATAGATTTAAGGCCGTCTGGATTTAAAAACCCATCAATCAAAATAATCATATTTTCTAAAGAATCTTCAGAAAAGTCTGCATCAGTTGCAGCTCGGTTTGCACTTGTTCCACCTGCTTGAAGCGGATGGTCAGTTGCAATAAGAACTTTACCGTCTGGACCAGTCTCCCCTACTGTAATAGCATTGTTGAAAATTTCAGCTCGTTTTAAATCTTTAGTATACACCAAGGATTTAGCAATTTCTTGCGCTACTTTTGGTAGTACATCTTGATATACATTATCATCTACAGCTTCCATTGTCATACGAGCCGCTTTAACGTATGTATGTACTGCCCATCGAGTATTACTTTCTTGATCTAAAGAATCATAAGAGATTGGCGCACCTTCACCTTTACGTGATGCTACACCCATTCCTGCAAGCGTTACTGATTCATAAAAGCCCTTACCGTGACTATCTTTTGTAGTAAAAAGCATTTGACCAACGTTTTGGTACGATTTATTCAAATGCTCTACAAAATCATCAACACCATATTGCAACGCACGTGGTATAGAGCCTGTTGTAATTCTACCTGAATTAGCCATTAGTTTGCTACTCCTGCGTTACCTACATCATAGAATGTTTGGCTTTGGTTAATTTGTACTAGTACGTCTTGTTTAGATGATCCTGGGGTATTTCTGGGATCGTCTACAAAGCCTACTATCCTTAATTGTAATCCTGCGGTTGCTGCTACAGTGCTAGAATCTAGTTCCATTGCTGACAATCCAGTCACAATATCTCCACTACCTACAGTAATATCTGCATTACATCCAATAGAAGCTAGGGATAAAGTGGTGCCTACATCATCTGCTTGAATGCGATAGATATCAAGCGGATGAGCAGGTTTAACCAAGCAATACATTGAAGTTGATGCTGGTCTATGTCTGCGTCCTAAATCCATTCCTGAAGATACTGTGTGCTGTTGAAAGCCCATAATAACCCCAAAGATCGGATCAGTTGCTGCTGCTTGAATTACAGGTAAAGCATATTGTCCACCTTGTATTTTTATTGAATCTAAATCAGCCGTTTTAACTGCGTCGCCCACGAAAGTGGCTGTACCATTTCCGCTTGGAATAACACATAAGATTAAACTGGACTGACTATTGTCTTCATGTAGTGCTAAACCATATTTTGCGTCTACATTAGCCATTGTTTATTTCTCCAATTGTTTTTCTAGTATCACTAGAAAAATGTTAGTTTATATTTATTTCTGACCCATGTGTAAATATCTCATTACCGTCTCTTGTTATTTTTTCGCCCTTCAATTGTGATTGACGTGCTTGTAACAATTCTCTGTCTTTTTTCTTTTTAAGCTCGTTTTCTGTTCGCTTGGTTTTTAAAATCCTCATGAGCACTTGTTCGTGCTTATCCCTAGTTTTTGTAATACAGGGTTGTGGTCTAATTTTTTCCTTTGAATCCTTTGGAGAAAAATCTCTGTCGTCAGCTAACTGTTCGGTTGTTTCCACAATTTCCCATCCAGCTTCTACATATCTATTAACTCTACTTGGATCATGTTTGTACGTAAATATTACATTTTTGTACTCATATGCAGGATCTCTATCAACCACCTGATTGATATTTTTTACCAATAAATTGGGTCTAAATGATTCTTTCATTCAATTTCTCCGTCTGCTTTCAATTTCTGTATAAAATCAGCTTCTGTTATCTTTGGATTAATTCTTTTGTATACATTATATGTGTCCTTATGTTCTTGGGATAAATTCCTAAAAACATGTTTTTTTACTGTTGCCGTTTTATTCACCGATGATTGACTTGTATTCGGACGAATGTTATGAGTTTGTCCCATGACTCTTTCTGGGTATTCGTATTGCATACGAGTTTCAATCTTTTGTGCTAATTCTTCATAACTAGCATTTGGGTATATTCCTTTAAGTTCATTATCTATCTCAATGGCTCTATTCTTTAAATCGGGATTCCGATCATTGAACCAATGTTGGTTTCTTTCTATAAATGATGTTTGTGCAGCGTGCTGTGCTTGTTGCAGTTGCTGCGTTTTGGATTGTTGCTCATTAACCTGAAGCTTAACTAGCTCCTGAGAATAATGGGCCACACCTTCCATGTCCATATCATCTTTTGAATTAGCCAGTCGAGCTTCTAACTCTTGTTTGGCTTTTTCATATTCTCGTTGTGCTGTTCTTTGTTGATAATCTATCAACGCTTGAATTTCTCTATCCCTTTGGTCTACCTTCTTCCGCAAGGAATAAATTTGTTCAATAACCTTACCCGTTTTGTCAAATTCTTCCGGGGTTTTATATTTTGCTGGATCATTACCTGCAGCAATCCATTCTTCTTTGGACAAATGTCCGTATTTCTTGGCCCGCTCAGTTACTTCATCGTCACCTGATTCAGGTTCTTCTAAATCCTCTTCTTGTTCATCAACAATTTCTTCATTGTCGATTTCCTCATTTTCTATTATCTCGTCTTCTCTTTCTTCGATGTTCATTATTTGCTCCTTTGTATGAATTTAATACCATCATCAGTAATTAAATAATATTCACCTTCATCATCCATTCTATTAGATTGGTATGGCACAAAGTGAACTATATCGCCTATTTTAGGTGGATTAATTTCATTTCCGTACTTTTCTTTATACTTACTTCCAAATGCATCTGACGCCATTTTGACTACTACGCCCTTACTAGATGCTGCAGCAAATGATTTTTCTTGTGTTTCTGTTAATATCAGTTTACTATCTCTAGATAGCCCCATTGATTCTTTAACTAATCCTAAATCCACATGGATAAGAATATGCCCATTAATGGGTTCTCCACTCAGTACATCTTCTATGCTAATTGTCACTACTTTTCTCCTCTGCTATGTCTTTAATCAGTTCTATTGCTAATTTAAGTCCTTCTATTTGACCTAAAGAATACGTTACATCTAATGCTATTTTATTTGTATCTTTTTCCAGAATATGTGAACCATTTGTCACAGCATCCTTTAATTCGTCTATCGCTTCTTCAATTGTTTTTATTGCTATTATCGTGTTGTTGCTGTTTAGCCAATAAGTCCAATCTTGCATGCTCTACTCCTACTTTTTGTTCTGCCACTGTAGCAAGTCTATCTTTAACATTTGCTTCTTGTTGATCTTTATGCGCTTTTGCTATAACTTCTTGATTTTTAGCATCTGCTCCTTGTTGAATAATTTGCAGTTCTTGTTGTTTTATTTGGGCTTTAAGCATATCGATATGAGTTTTCATTCCCTCACGTTGTTCTTTCACTTGATCTAATTGTATTTGGGCGTTAGCCACTTGTTGTTTTAACTGTACCTCTAACATTTTAGGATCTGGCTGTTGTGGTTGCGGCGGTAATATTAATTTCTCTGGATTGTCAATTTGCAATCCCTTTAAAATACGCATTCCTAATTCTGGTATGTTTAAAACATTTGCTAATGGTGTTTGTAACATCTGTTGTAAAGCTTGAATTTTCATATATACATGTGCTTCAGAGCTTTGTGTCGGATCTGCCACCGGCATTATATCCAATTGTGATGCATCGAATACATCTTTACTAATTTGAAGGTCTAAATCTTGATATCTAATAAATCTATCTAAATTGCTAAACTTACCATATAAATAGAACATCATTTTGAATTCTTTTTTAAGCGAATGGAACAATTTTTGTACCATTGGCTTAAACGCTCGTGTTCCTTGTTCGACAATTGCCAACATTGTGGTGGCTGGAACATTTTGTCCTTCTGAATCGCCCATTAATGCTTGAGTTACAAAGCCTGTTTCTTTACCTGCATCAATTAAGAGTCCTAATAAAGAAAATAATACTTGGCTTGGTTCTTTAAATGGCAATGGCATGATTTGGGAACGAATATCAACATTAGGAGGAATTTCAAGTTGAGTAAACTTCCCAAGTTCTTGCTTTATTTCTCGTTTTTTAGTTTTGAATGCTTTTGTTGTGAAACCCCCTTGCTGGTTAGCTAATGTTCCACTATCTATTAACTGACGTAAAATTGATGTAATAGATTTATTTTGATGAAACAATAAGTGGTTTAATCCCATACTGTGATATTTACCTGCAGGATCATCAATACAGTGATAATCAATCACATATGGTCTAGGTATAATCTTTTTAACTTCACTTTTATCATTAACATGAATATCTTCAACATCATATCCTGCATAAATACCTAGTACAGTTTTAGAATCTTTATTAAAATAAACAATATAAGGTTCTTCATATCCGTCTTCATCTAAATCTATATAACAAAGTTGCTCTAATATTTCATAAACTGGATTAGTATCTGTGATGTCTTGGTTTTCATCTGCCGCTACGCCTATTTTAAATGTATCTACATCAACTTCTGAAAATTTATTCGACCGTATATATTCTATGATTTCATTTTTAGTCATATAATTACGAATTGTAATTCTACGTGCTTTATCTAAAGATGCTGTATTTGAATTAATAACCACATCCTCAGGGCTAAGAACCTCGCTTAAAACTTTGTCTTGACCTTCATCAAAATATAATTTACGGTATCCTGTTCCCCAAGCACTCACCATATGAATTAACTTATGTGACTCTTTTAACCATGAATCAGAATCTATTAATAAATCATATGAAAAAAATGCGCTAACTGTTGCTGCTTTCGCGGCCTTTATCCCTTCTGGATCCGGTCCTAATACTGCGCATTCCGCTACTTTATTATTACGGACTAAATGTGGAATTAATCTTGATGCTAATTGTATTGTTGCGGAAGCTAATAAAGGATATATTACTTGTGAATGAGCATAATTTTTTGTATGCTCTTGTTTAGTTTCTGCCTTGATCATTCTCAAAGCTTCTTTATTCATTCTTATCCATTCTTTACAACTTTCTTCGTCTATATCAAAACCATTTGTTGCATTTTCTACGATTTCCCGTAATTGCTCATCTTCTAACATTTCTGCTATATTATCTGATTGGATAAACTTTAATAATTTCTCTACGCTCACATTATGTCTCTTATATTAGCCGTTAATGCATTTAAGGGTTATTTTATTAGTCATTAATACCCAGTTAATGAATCTACTTCTCGTGTTGTTTGATACCTATCATATGGATCTTCATCGCCCATTTCTACATCATAGTGTGATATTGCTATCATTTCAAATATAGATATTCCGTATCTTAATGCATCTAGTAAATGATCTTCTTGATTTCGAGCAATTTTATTTGGATCTTTGGAGTCATATCGATAAATTCTATATTCGTCTAATAAGTCATAACATGAATCAAAGAACTTTAACATACCTGATTCTAACATGTTATAAATTTGACTGACGCCTGTAATAATACTGTTATATCCTGGATGTAAATCCAAACCTAAACTACGATAATAATCTATTCGCATTCTGCCGTCATCTCGACGACCACCACCTGATGGATCCGCTGCTCCAGACATCCACTCTCCTCGTTCTTTAATGGCATATGCATGCTGAGAATCGGGAACCTTTCCTTTCTTATACGTAGAATATACATATATTATTTGAGTGGTTGGATCTTGAGCCAACCATACGGCTGCTGTATTATTCCAACCAAAATCTAAAGCATACGCACGTGGAAAATAATCCGGAATTTCAAATCGTTTGACTATTATATCATCTTCACTAATTGGATAAACTCTGCCTGAACCTAACGCTGGTATGCCCTTAGTGCGAGCATCTCGTTCCTTCGGCGACATTTCTGCTATCATCGTCTGTTTATCTTCTTCCGTTAAATGGGGCGCATCATCCCATGAAACAGCTATTGCATATCTATCTGGAAATTCCGGGTGTGTTCCATCTACTGGAAATCGTCCATTTGGTAAATATCTTAAAACTACCTCACTTAGACCTTTTAACGGAGTAAACATCATCATTACTCGTCCAGGTTCTTTAACGCCTTTTACACCTCTAGTTCTCATTACGCATTCTGCATAAATTTCTTCTGGAGGTTCTTCATCAAATATTAATAGGTCTAATGTTGCTGCTTGGAACTGATTACGTCCCATTTCAAATGTTTTGACAGTTACCGAACTTATTCCTCCTGTTTTATGTTTAGTTAAAATCTGCCCAATTGCACCTGGAACCCCTGGCATCGACTTAGTATCATGCAGCATGTCCTTTCGGATTAAACCTGTTCCCTGTTCTTCTCCAACTGAGCCGAGTAAGGCTTGTTGCATTGAATCCCGCCATAATGAACCTGATTCACAAATTACCCAAACTTTAATTGCCTTCTTAAATCTATATCCTGGCCAATCCTGTGGGTAGTCTCCTGTCATATGATAGGTTAATTCTGTAGCACCTGTAAATGATTTTCCTGAGCCATTACCTCCGCCCAGCACTCTAAATCGATGAGTTGCTCCTGCTTTAAAAAATTCCCAGTGTTTAACGTATTTATCTCTTGAGAACGGCCCTTCCAAAGGAAATATAGAATCAATAAGATTATACTTCTTATGTTCTGAAAATGCTTGAATTGCTCTAGCTATATTTAGTAGCTTAGGTCTATCAATCAATTATCTCTCCCTCTACTATATTAGATAGTTCAGGATGTTTTTCCATTTGGCTTTTTATATACATTAACAATTCTTCATTTGTCTGTTCATTAAGAATGTTCATGTTATCAATATTAATTTGTGTGTTATTAGTTGTACCTGTTCTTTCTGCCCAACCATGACGGTATTTACCCAAGTCTCTCCAGAATTGGTAATCTACATCTGTTTGTTTTAACATTCCTTGTCTGCCCAAATCTTCATGGATAGCATCAAAGGCTACTTTGCCTCTTTCATGTGCTTCCTTTAATTCAGGTACTTCTTTAATCCATCTATAAAATGTGGATCGAGATATGCCCCACTGAGCCATAACTTCCGTATCAGACAGTCCTGCAGCCATTTTTTTATATAATTCTACACAATGTTGTGGATCATATTTTGTCAAATTCATTTTTATCTTTTTGTAAGTAAATTAATAATATCTTTTAACGAACTCTTCATTTCTTCTGTATCAGCTTTTAATTCTATGAATTTAGTTTCAATAACTCTAATATCTATCTTATGTTGGGTAGATTCGTTTTCTATTTTTGTTATTCTATCGTTCGTGACTTTCCTATCATAGACATACCATCCACCAAAAGCAGATATCATTGCCGCTACAATAGCCCCAATTTTATTCCACAAATCTTCCATTTATTTTTTAGCCTTGCGTTTTACAGAATAGGCAATTGCTACTGCTTGTTTTTGTGGTTTGCCAGCCTTAACCTCAGCAGCTACATTTTTAGAAAATGCTTTCTTTGATTTACTTTTTATTAATGGCATTATTTTTTCTTTCCTAAAACTCTATTGGCTTTGGCAACAATTTTTGCTTTACTAACTGGGGATAACTTCCCTTTGTTGACCATTTGTGTAGCTCGAGCTTTTGCATTTGCTGCATGAGCTTTATCTGGCATTGGATATTTCTTTTGCCCGGGTAATCCAAATGTAGATTGTGGTAATTTACTACGTTGCTTACTTGTTATTTTTGCCATTATTTAAACTTCCATGGAATCCCCCAAGTACTTAATTCTTGGGTTATATTATATACATCTGGTACATCTATCTCAGTTGCATCCAATTTAGCTTCATGTCCCAGTCGTGCAATTAAATCTATAGCCAGTGGCCAATGAAAATCTCTAACTTCTATAGAGATTTTTTTATCCTTGAGTATCATTCAAAATCTCTATCTCTTTGTTTCCTTCATCAACTTCTTGTTGTGTCAGGGGTGAACCTTTTACTGCTCGTTTGGCATCAAAATAAACCTTTGGATCAATTCCTTTTTTAGCCAATCTATATGCTCTATTATTATGTACTGCATTTCCTATCCCTTGAACAATGCCGTCCATCATAGATCCTGGAACAGGAATACCCCACATATTAGCTGTCAATCCAGCAAATAAAATAGTATACCATTCTGGTAATGATGATAAATTAGCAAAAACCATTTGAGCATATTCCGATTTGTTTATCATGCAACATACAAACGGGAACGCAATCAATAAGTATGCAAATGTTCTTAAGTAAGATGTTTGGGCATTTACAATCGCTATAGCTCTATTAGAATCTGCCGTGGCTGCCTGTCCTTGATTGTCAAGTATTTTTAATTGACGCTGTTGTTGCTGATTGATTTGGGCTAATTTAATTTGTTGTTGAGTTTGAAAATAATCGCCTATCATTCCTGGTATTTTTCCCAATAGCCCGAACAACATGGGTAATAACATTGCAAACATAAATTCCCTACTAATTGGTATTTACTGAGGTAAGAATCTAGTTACAGCAAGATAAGCTGTTGAATTTACTAAATTTTTACCTAACAGTGCGTTCTGTAACTGAGTTCCTACCTCGTGAAAGCCAACTAATTAGATTAGCTCTCATTTATATGATAGCATATCTGAGTAAATTTGTCAAGAAAAATCTTCAATTAATTTTTATCTATTCAATTATTAAACAGTTAATCTACTTAATAGTCTTTGTTCTCGACCCTTACTTAATAGTATAGTAGTAATATTCAGTTTGTCAAGTACTTTTGCAACTATTTTTACAGCCCTTAATAAAACCTTAAGGAAACTTTTATTTTTGCTTCATAAGCGAGTTGTGGGTCCTCTAACTATCTAGACACCTTCAGCACCTACTTGTCCCTACCCCCGTCCAGCCTTTTCTGGGACGAAACACTGCAAGGTTTTCAATTCTTGTAGCTTGGCGGCTGCATTGATGTACTGGCTAGTGACTGTGCTATTGCTTGTTAAATCAATCATTTAACACACAATACAATCCACTAAGTCTGATTATTCTAATAACCAGACCTATAGGATGGCGGCCATAAATGCCCTAGGTTAAACTATATGTATTGACTAGTACAGTGAGTAAGGCTATGTAGAGATCGTGTTGTCACTGCGAGCGCGCGACTGATACACAACAGACATCATATGATTGGGTACGAACATACCTAAACTGTGTATGATTGTGTTAACTAAATTATTGATACAACTAAAGTGTAATAATTAGTACATGTGTCATTTGGCTTTACTAAATATTTACATAAACAACTCTTGCATTGTTCAATAATTATACATATAATATACATATAAAAAGTAAATAAGGAGCAGCAACCATGAACTCGGCGTTTTGGCATTCAAAAGGCAACAAACAATTAAATAATTCACACTTAATTTTATAGGAGATGAACGCAAATGATAGCACTGGAAATATTACTGACTGGGCTATGTGTCCATCTTTACAGGAAAACTAAGCAGGATAAACATACTCAGTTGTTGAACAAAGCTCAATTTAATATTGACTGTAATAAATTACGGCGAACAACAGATATTATTATCTTAATAGATATAGATAAATTTAAAAAGATAAATGACACGTTCGGACACAAAAAGGGAGATAAAATAATCGAATCCATTGCTAAACACATCCGAACAAACATACGTTTTTCGGACAAAGCATATAGAATTGGGGGCGATGAATTTGCAATCATAACTAATGACAAGACACTGGCTAATAGATTGATATTTGACGTGCCAGTGAGTGTTGGAATGGGCAAAACATACGAAGAAGCAGATAAAGCAATGTATGCGGAGAAACAATCATGGAAAAAAATGAGTTAATTATATATTTAAGCAATAGAGGATATTCTATAGAAGATATATCACAATTAACAGATTGTAATATAACATATGTCTGTACAGTAATATATACTTATAAAATACCTAAAATAAACATAAAGACAACTTTACAAAATTTTTACAGTAAAATTGTACAATTTCTATACAGATGAGCTATAATATAATTAAGAGATGTATACGAGGAGTATTAAAAATGAAATCATTTAAAAGAGATACTAATGAATATATTATAATGGCACTAAATACTAAAAATGATATAGGTATTCTTAACTATAATAAAGTACCTGTATATAAAGAACTAATAGGTATGTACAAAGGGATTAAAGAGTCTAGTTATCTTGTGCCTTATTGTGAAAATGCAATTATTCTTGCTAGTATATTCAATCAAGAAAGCATACTAATTTTAAATACAATGGAAAATAGTAGTCGAATCGCCAGTTTAGGACATATAGATCCTGTATCTTTCAGAATATTAAGAACAAAAATAGGCATATTTAAAAACATAGGGCCTAAAAAACCTAAAGAAAATGCATGGACATATGATATAGCATGCAATAGCTATTATATAATAGAAGATTTAGGAGAATATCATGACTAAATTCACTTTTATGGCGGGCAGTTTACCTGGATTAAAAGAAGATGTAACGGTGTATGAAGACACTTTCGATCACGCTAAACACCGCGTACAAAAAGAGCTTTACTTACGCAAAAAGCATATTGATAATAAAAATATTAAACAAAACGAAAATTATTGGGAGATATAAAATGGAAAAATATGAATTATTAAAATCCGACACCAAGGTTCTTAATGGAGTAACTTTATATAGAATAAAAGCCTTAATTTCTTTTTCTAATGTCCAAAAAGGAGACAAAGGAGGGTATGTTGAAAGCGTAAAAAACTTAGATATGCAAAATAATGCGTGGGTTTATGGTGATGCTAATGTTTCCGGCAATGCTCGCGTTTCCGGCAATGCTTGGGTTTACGGTGATGCTAATGTTTACGACGATGCTCGCGTTTACGGTGATGCTCGCGTTTACGGCGATGCTCGCGTTTACGGTGATGCTTGGGTTTCCGGCAATGCTCGCGTTTCCGGCAATGCTCACGTTTACGGCAATGCTTGGGTTTACGGTGATGCTTGGGTTTACGGTGATGCTCGCGTTTACGACAATGCTCGCGTTTCCGGCAATGCTCGCGTTTTAGATAATGCTTGCGTTTACGGCGATGCTAATGTTTACGGTGATGCTCGCGTTTTCGGCAATGCTTGGGTTTACGTCGATGCTCGCGTTTCCGGCAATGCTAATGTTTACGGCTATGCTCGCGTTTACGGCGATGCTAATGTTTA